GTTTGAAATACATCCCGAAGACTTGGCAAGTGCTGAAGATCAAGGCGAAATCTTAGCTTATGTGCACTCTCATCCAGATGGAACAACAAAAGCTTCGGAACTTGATCTGATTCAAATTGAATTACATCAAAAGCCGTGGGTAATTTGTTCATATCCGGATCTTGATTTTCAAGTCTACGAGCCTTGCGGTTATCGCGCCCCTTTAGTGGGGCGTAATTATTTTCATGGCTGGCAAGATTGCTATGCGCTTGTACGTGATTTTTATAGTCGTGAATTAGGTATAGAGCTTATGGATTTTAAGCGGGAGGATGCATGGTGGGAAGATAAAGACCATCCATCACTTTACCTTGAGAATTATGAAAAAGCGGGCTTCTATGAAGTTGATACACCGCAGTATGGCGATATGCTTGTTTGTCGTGTTGGGCGTACCGAGCATCCTAATCATGCGGTTGTTTGGCTGGGTGATAATGGACAGTTTAAATCGGAGCAAACTGAGCAATGCATAGGTTCAAGCTTAATTCTGCATCATCCGTATAACAGAAAGTCAGTACGCGAAATTTATGGCCAACAGTGGAAAGATCGCACGGTAAAAATTTTGAGGCATAGAGATGTTAAAAACAATTAAGTTGTACGGCATCTTGGGGCAAAAATTCGGTCGTGAATTTAAGCTCGATGTCGCAAATACACGTGAAGCCATGCGTGCGTTATCTGTTCAGATCGCTGGCTTTGAGCACTTCATGACACATGCCCATGAACAAGGGTTGGCTTTTGCAATTTTTCTTAAAGGCAAAGGTTCAGGCAATAAGCGTGGCAAGAAGCGCCCAGCAATTTACGATCATGAAACAAAGCGCTTAATCACTGGTGACAATATCGGTGAAGAGCAGCTTGATATGTCTACTGAAGCCGACATTATTCACATTGTCCCGCGTGTAATGGGAGCTGGTGGTAATAGTGGAGTCTTACAATTAGTTCTTGGAGTAGTTCTGATTGTTGCAGGTGTGATGACTGGCGGTACGTCTTCAGCTTACGGTGTTGCATTAATTGGCGCTGGTGCAGGCATGGCTATGGGAGGTGTTGCTTCTATGCTCATGCCGAAAGCCCAAACTACTCAAAATCAAAATCAAGACGGGAACCGGGCAAACTTTGGTTTTGGTAGTGCGGTTACAACAGCCGCTCAAGGTTATCCAGTACCGATTCTCTATGGTAGACGTGAAGTCGGCGGCTTCGTTTTAAGTGCTGGTCAATATCCAGAAGATCAGATGTAATTTTTAAGTTAGTTATAGGCGCTTTTTGGCGCCTTTTTTATTGCGTGGGATTTGATATGACAGTGATGGTAAAAGGCGCAAAAAAGGGAAACCAGCAACCAAGACAACCAGTAGTTGCACCAGACTCCGCACAATCTAAAACTTATATAAAAGAGTTGATTGGTCTAGCGGAGGGTGAGGTCGAAGGATTAGCAAACGGCTATCAATCAATTTTGCTTGAAGATACTCCGTTGCAAGATGAAAACGGCAACAAGAACTTTGAAAACGTTACTGTTAATTTTAGATCCGGAACAAACGATCAAGAATACATTGAAGGCTTCCCGGCAGTTGAAAATGAAATCCCGATTGACGTAGAGCTTAAATCATCTACACCTTGGGTGCGCTCTTTTAACAACCTAGATCTTGATGCAGTACGTTTACGTTTACGTTGGGGTCCACTACGCAACCAAGACCCAACAACGGGTGATGTTACTGGCTATACCATTGAATACGCGGTGGACTTGCAAACTGATGGCGGAGCATGGTCAGAAGTATTAAGAGCAAAAATTTCAGATAAAACATCTGATAATTATGAGCGTCCACATCGTATTGACTTACCCAAAGCCGATTCAGGCTGGCTCGTTCGTGTTCGCCGAATTACTCCCAACTCAACATCCGAATATATCAGCGACAAAATGTATGTTAAGGCTGTCACTGAAGTTATAGACGCTAAATTACGCTATCCAAATACAGCATTAGTTTCACTGCAATACGATGCTGAAACATTCGGTGGATCAGTCGCAAAATTAGCGGTTGATTTGAAGGGTGTAAAAATCAAAGTCCCAACGAACTACAACCCTGAAACCCGCGAATATGTTGGCATGTGGGATGGTACTTTTAAACGCGCATATTCAAACAACCCGGCTTGGATTTACTATGATCTTTGCACATCTAAGCGGTATGGAATTGGTGAGCGAATTACAGATGGAATGCTTGATAAATGGTCTTTATACCGTTTAGCCCAATACTGTGATGAGTTGGTACCAGACGGGTTGGGCGGTCAAGAACCACGTTTCACATGTAACATTTATCTTCAGAGCGCTGAAGATGCTTATAGCATTCTTACAAAATTAGCTGGTGTTTTTCGAGCTATTACTTATTGGGATGGGGATAGCATTGTTTGTGATGCTGATATTCCACAAGATACCTATTTCACTTATACGCGTGCCAATATTATCGGGGAGCCGGATCATAATGGTACACGCGCCCGTGATAGACATAATGCAGTAAAAGTAGCTTGGGATAACCCAGCCAATCACTATAAGACTGAATATGAATTTGTGCGTGATGAAAAAGCTATTTCTGAAATGAAACAGGTGCGCTTACTCGAGCTTGATGCTTGGGGCTGTACATCGCGTGGGCAAGCACAACGAGCAGGCCTGTGGGCTTTAAAGTCTGAACAACTTGAAACACGTACTGTGACTTTTAAAGTTGGATTAGACGGCCATATTCCTTTGCCAGGTAAAGTGATTGAATTTGCGGATCCTATTTTTGCTGGAAGAGCAAACGGTGGTCGCATTTCAGCAATTTCAGCAGATCGAAAAAGCATTACTCTTGACCGTGATGATGTGGTCGCAGTAGCGGGTGATAGACTCATCATTAATGGAGAAAACGGGAAAGCTCAAACTCGTATTGTCCAAGCAATTACAGGCCGCGTCATAACTGTTTCTGTAGCTTTTGATGAAATTGCACCTCAAAACGTATGGGTTATTGATGCTCAAGATTTGGCAACGCTTAAATTTAGGGTTTTGTCAGTAGTTCAAAGTGATTCACATCAATTTACTATTACAGCGCTTGAGTACAATCCGAAAAAGTTTGATGCAATTGATCATGGCGCTCATTATATCGATGTGCCAATTTCAATTGTTAATCCCAATATTCAAGAACCAGTTTCAAATATTGTTATTACAAGCGAAGATCGGGTGGATCAAGGTATTAATGTTGCCACCATGGTTGTGTCTTGGACGCAAGCAAAAGGTGCGGTTAAGTATCTGGTTGAATGGCGGAAAGATGATGGTAGCTGGATTAAGCTGCCAGTTACCGGCAATAACTCAATTGAGGTGCCGGGTATTTATGCTGGTAACTATCAAGCAAAAGTTACAGCGGTTAATGCTTCGGATATTTCATCTTTACCGACTTATTCAGTTGTCACTAAGCTTAATGGTAAGCAAGGATTACCACCTGCTTTAGCGTTCATCCAAGCAACAGGTATTTTGTTTGGTATGCGCCTAAATTGGGGCTTTCCTGCAACTGGTGCACTTGATACGGCTTATACCGAGATTCAAGTATCGCCAGATGGCACAAGTAACATTGCTCAATTGGGCTTATTCGCTTACCCAACGACAACACATACTTTGCAAGGTTTACAACCTAACTTAACTCAATTCTATCGTGGCCGTTTGATTGATAGAATCGGAAATATTGGGCCGTGGTCAAACTGGACTAGTGCAACAACATCGGCTGATGCCTCAGATATTTTAGACATTCTGGAAGGTAAAATTTCTGAAACAGAGTTAAGTCAGGATTTACAAACTAAGATCGATCATATTGAGACTATTGACGCTGAAATTGGCCCAATTAAGCAAGATATTCAAAATACGAAAGATCAAATTGCACAAGAAGTCATTGATCGTCAAAACGCTATTCAGCAAGCCAAAGATGGTTTATCACAGCAAATCATTGCAGGTGATGAAGGTGTTCTTGAAGTTGTAAATACCGTTAAACAGTCAAGTGACGAGGGAATTGCAGCAACTCAAGAAAGTATTCGAGTTGTTGCAAATGATCTTTCACTTGTTGCTGAAAAGACCGATGGCGTGTATGCACAGTTAAACCCACCTTTGATTGGATCTGAATCAGATTTGATCGGTAATGATCAGGGCTTCGCAGGAACTTGGTCAGTTCAATCGGCAATGATCGAAGGGGACTTAGCACTTAGTAAGCGTATTGATACAACGGCAGTTGAGTTAAATAACTTACAGGC